ATTGTTTAAAATTATCATATTTAATTAATTGTTTCGCTTCTATTGTATTAATCATTTTATCAATAAAATCTATTTCTCCTCGTGAGTCTTCATAATAATGAGTAATTTTGAGTTGTTCGGCGGTAGGGGTGAAAATTAAATTTTCGGCGGTTGTGAATTCGAATTTTGCGTTCATCTCACTGTATATAGTATATATAGATAATATTTCTTTAAGTCCTTTTTTAATTCTATTTATTTAATTATTTAATCTATACTATTTTAATTTTAAAAGTTTCCATACTATTTTTAAAAACATTCTTAATTAAAAAAATGTTAAAAAAAATAAAAAATAATCTATACTATTTTTTATTTTTATTTATCCTAAATATCTAAATGTTTATAATGTTATTTTTAAATTGTCATTTTCTTCTAAATCATCATTATCCATTAATTTAGCATATATTGATGAAGATAAACCATTAGAATGATTATAAATTAAAATATTTTTACTTATAAAATTTTCATAAAAATCTTTATCTTTAAATTTTAATGTGTTATTCCTTTTAATATATTTATTTCCGTCATAATACATTATATTATACTTAATTGACATCTCATTTATTTTAGTTAATCTAATAAATTTATATCCTGTTCCGCTTTCATATAATCTTAAAATTTCCCCTACCTTTAATGTTTTTTGTGCCATAAATAAACCTTCATCAAATAATCTAATATATTCTATTCCTGCTTGTGTTTTTTCTCTTGTAATTCTTCTTAATGTAAATAATTTATCATCTCTATATACAATATTATCTACTTTTTCGTTTAGTGTTAGATTAGATAATATATTATTTCTGTTTATTGGTTGTTGTTCTGGTTGTTGTTGTTCTTTAATCTTTTTCATTTCATTAAATATTTCTTTTGTATAATTCATTAATTTCAAATAATCGCCTTCTTTAAACTGTGTATTATCTAAATACATATCGAAAATTAATCCGTTTAATGCTTCTAATGGTGTTGGTTCGGCGTTTTGTTGTTCTTCGGCGTTGTCTGCGTTTGCGTTGATTTCTGCGTTTGCGTTCATCTCACTGTATATAGTATATATAGATAATATTTCTTTAAGTCCTTTTTTAATTCTAAATATTTAAAATAAATAATCTATACTATTTTATTTTTTTTTAATTTTCTATATCAATTCTTAAAGCATCATTATGTTCTAAACCTTCCGCCCCTGCTTCTATTGTCATTACACTACTATATAATATTTCACATAACATATTACTACTTTTATAAATTAAAATATTTCTCGCTCTCATAGTTGTTGTATGATTACCCTTTTTTATTATTAATTTTCGATTTAAATGTTTATAAAGTGTTCCATACATTTCTTTTCTAAAAACACTGTAAATAATTGAATTATCATTTATTTTATCAATCCTCATAAATTTATAATTTCCTCCACTTTCAAATAATCTTATATAATTTCCTTCAAATGATGACATAATAACTGAATCATCCATATCATAAAAATTTATAAATCTTCTATAACCATTATTTTCATCTTTTCCACTTATAATATAACTAACTTTATTTAGACTATCTTCGGTGTATCTAATATATCTTACTTTATCATCTACTGAATTAATATTATTTTTAATTTTTTTCTCTAATTTATTTACTTCATCAAATATTTTTTTAGAGTTATTCATCATCTCTAAATATATCCCATTAGGTATTACATCGCCTATTTCAAAAATAGATGAATTAATTTCACTTAATGCCACGCTTAAAGCGTTCTGCGGTTGTTGCGGTTGTGAGTCCATTTGTATATACTATATACATATATATTATTCTTATCTTTATATACTTATCAATATTATATATTTAATTATTTAATATATAAACAACTTAAAAGAATAACTACTAATAAACTATATTAATTGGATTAAAATAATATATTTAAGTGTCTTAAAAATATTCAAGTCCCTTAAAAATATTCAAGTCCTAAAAAAATCTTCAAGTCCCTAAAAATCATAATAATGCTTTAAGTCGAAACAATAACTACCTTTATTTACCAGTTAGAAAAGGGTAGAGACCGTTTTTTACCTTCCTATCAACCTCATACTTATAAATATCATTAGCAAGTTCATTAACGCTTTTATGCTTGTTCTTTTTCATTACCGATATACCATATTTTTTAGCATAATATTTTAAACTCTTGTATTCCATTATATAATATTAATTAATAAAAAAATTTCTATATTATATTATATAATGCCTTTACCAACAGACCCAACACTTTATGAAGAAGCAAAAGATTTCATATATTCTAAATATAAAAAGAATAGTGCCTTCCGTTCTGGTGCGGTAGTGAAGGAATACAAACAACAATTCGCTCAAAAATATGGTAAAGAAACTAAACCATATAGCGATGACAACCAACCAAAGAGATTGAAAAGATGGTTCGATGAGAAGTGGGTTGATATTAACCCTTTGTTAGGTTTCAAAGATGCTGACGCTTACCCTTTATTCCGTCCCACTAAATATATCAATCAAGACACACCTACATTGTTTCAAGAAATACCAAAATCAAGATTGAAAGAACAATACAAAATTAAACAAAAAATAAAAGGTGAAAGAAACTTACCAACATTCTTACCTGAAAATCTATACCCAAAGAAAGTAGGTGGTATGATAGTAAAAAGTTATGAATACTAATCACCACAAAATCCTTCTCGATAAATTGTTAGGTGAATAAGGGTCATTTTTCCAATCACCCTTTATTTTACCACTACGATTAAGATAATTCATTTTCCTAACATTATCACCGTGTTTTAGGAAGTCCTCATAACCCATTTGACCGAAATTAACAATCTTTCCATTAGGTGCTTTAATAGCATATTTTTTATCCTTTGCTTTACTTCTGTAAAGTATAGCAGTCGAACCGTAAATTTTAAATGCTTGTTGTTGTGCTTTTAAAGGATTCGAATAATCCCAAATAGCATCATATTCATTAAATCTATCCTGAAAACTCATAATATATATTAATATTAGATAATATATTTTATGCTTCTAAAATCTCACCATCATTTGTATGTCTCCTACTATTAACAGTTCTTTCAAGTTCATCAACATTAACAATTACAGGTGTAAGTCCATTACAAATATTAGGTCTCTTCACAAGATTATCAGTTTCAGGATATTTAATTTTATATGCTTCTATAATGTCATCAGGAATTAGTGGTGCTATATCTTCAAGATTCTTAATATCAGTTTTTATAATATTTAATATATCTTTTGGATTAATTCTGTCTTTCCTATGTAATGCTAATTCAATAGCAATCTTTTTATTAATTTGTCCGTATTGTAATGACACAATCCTATGCGTCTCACTTCTTTTCCCAAGTTGAAAATAACTATCTAAACTTTTAATTATACCTATACCAACACTCATAATTCCTAATATAATATTCATATTCGAATAATTAATATCAATGCCAGTAGCAAACCCAACAACAGAACTTAAAATTATAACAGGAATATTAATTCCATTTGTGTAATTATTAAACTTATTATGTGAATTTCTATGAAGTATTGACATACTTTCACAAATTTCTGCTTGTTGTTTTAATAATGTTTCTAAATTTGTATCATATTTTAAATTATCCATTATATATTAGAATAAGATATTTTTTATCCTGCTCCCTCCATTTTCCAACAATCACAACAACAAAAATAGTATCTAATTTTATCAAAGAACATTTTAATATTATACATTTATATTATTAAAATATTTTAATTTAAGGATTTAGTAATGCGATTTTATAAACAGTCCCACCAATAGTTAAACAAAGATGTTGTCCTGAATTACCACCAGCAGAACCAGATAAAAGTGTATCACCTGTTAAAGCAAGACCTGCCCCACTTCCTGCTGTCCCATTTTTTGTTGCTAATGTTAAAACAGCACCAGCAGTCGCCGAAGTAGAACAACCAATTTGAAGACCACCTGTAATAGTTCTTATATCATTCCCATTCATATCAAGAGGTCTAAAACTATTATTTTCATTTTGACCTCCATTAAAATTAAATGTTTCATAAACAACACCATTAACACTATTAAAAATACTTAATGTTCCGTCTTGATTTCCTAATGTTGTATTTTCAGTTTTTGTCTGTATTCTCGCAAATTCAATTTGACTACCAGTAGCATCTTTTGCTTGATAAGATACAGCACCAATAATATTACCAGCACCAGAATTAGGTATTGCTCTTTCAATTGTAATAGCAGGATAATTGATAGTATTAGCAGAATTGTTAATAAAACGAAAGGAAGGTATAGCAACCGAACCATTATTCGCAGTTGTGAATTTTGTTGTTGTTCCAGCATACATATTATTTTCACCAGCAGTAGTTGAAAGAATACTGACAGCACTTGTTAATTGTAAAGGAAGAGATGTGGTATAAAGACTTTGTGTAGTAGTTGTATTAATTTCAGTATAATTACCAGCAACACCAATATCTTCTCGTAAAGAACAACCAGTAGAATTTGATGAAAGAGTTGTTATATTAGGTGTTCCTGCTGTTGTGGGTTGATAAATTAATCGTGTTCTTGCGTATGTTGCGTTCGCCTCTGTCTGTGAATAAGTTTGAAGACCACCAGCACCATTATCTATATAACTATTAGTATTTAAATTTTGAGCGGTTGATACTTGCTGATTTGTAGATACAACTTTTGTCCCACTCGCATTTTGATAATTCATACCTTTACTTACACCAGCAGAATTAACAATATCTTGCGAAAGATTAAGAAAAGTAGAACCATCACCAAAAGTTATTCCTGAACCAACAGATGTATCACTCACAGTTCTTGTAGCAAACTTACTTGCTGTTAATTGTATATTTTCATCATAACCAGCAATTGTAAGTGTTTCAGTTTTTGTTCTTGTCGCTGTCGCATCTGCTACTGTCATTGATTCATTGACTTGCGTATCTTGTGTTTGAAGAGTAAAAGCATTAGATGATTGTGTAGTGGGTTCGCTATAACTTAAATTTATAGATGAAAGAACACCATTAGTTGTTTGAATACCTAATGTTGCTGATTTATCACCTGTTAAATCTACTGAACCACCATCAATTAATTGATTACCTATTTGTAATGTAGCATTGAGTGGTTCTCTTACACTAATTGTAGGGTCGGTAGTAGGGTTAGGGTTAATAAATATATTATTACCTGCTACAAGTGAATTAATACCAGAACCCCACTCCAAACCACTTGTAGTTCCTGAATTTGTTTTTAAATATGAACCATTTGTAGCAGTAGGTAATTCAACAGTATTTGTTCCATCACCTGCTAATAATGAACCTTTTGTTGTCGCACCTTTTATTTTTAATGTTCCAGTAGGGTCAATAGCAACTCCTGTTGTTAATATATCAGTAATTGTAGTCGATTCTAATGCGTTTATAAAACCAAAAGGAGTTGTAATAGAAGAGCAACCAATCGCTCCTCCACTAACTATACCTAAATTATTACCATCATTTCCTTCTGCTAATACTTCTGCTAATGTTCCAACACCTGTTTGAGGTTTATAAAAATCATCAGGATTAAAAATATTTGGTAAAGGATTAACTGTTGGTGGATATGTTGCCATTATATATATATAATAAAGATATAAAATAATATTTATTATATTGAAATTATTGTTTTTTTATTAAGCAAGTTTTACAACTTGAAATGAACCAAAGAAATCTATAATAACATTATGTTGTAAATGGTTTTGGTCTATTCCTCCTGTAAAATTAAAATTTAAAAAACCTGATGTAGCAGTCAATGTGAATATACAATTCATAGTTATATTCGTATTATACTCGTATGTGTAAGTCCCAGTATTATCACCACAAGCAACATCATTATTAAAAGATGTTCCTGCTTGTTCGCTTTCATAAACTATATTTGTTCCAGCATCTAATACTCTAAAACAACCTTGACCCCCTGGAATACTTTTATATGCTCCATAACCATTTGCTGATGCTAATTTAACTTGGGCGACCATTAACCAAGTCCCAGCAACTAATTGTCCTGTCGGTGAATTAACAGAAACAACTACCGAACTATTTAGACCTGTCGCCACACTTATAGAAGGAATATTTCCAAAATAAACAGGAAGAGATGGTGTGGGTGTTGGTGGAACACTTCCAGAAGAAATAGATGAAATAGCACCATTCGCATCAGTTGTTATAGTTGATAATGTATATGTTTGAGAAACAGGTAAAGTTTTGAAAGCAGTTGATTGTGTTGTATTATCAGCAAATGTTAATGTTCCACTTGTTATATCTATACTATCATTTGCTGTTATTAAACCATCACTAACTATACCATTATTTGCTGTTATTAAATCATCACTAACTATCGCATCTAAATTATTAATCCCTACCATTGTTTCAAGTCCTTGGGCTACTGGAAATTTAAGATAATTAGCATTTAGATAATCAATAGTTATAGCAGTTGTTGTTAAACCGTAGTCAATAGGGTTAAATATTGTTCCCCTGTCAGTTGGTGGCGGATAAACAGACATTTATATATATATTATATTTATAAAATAATTTTTTCTTGAATAACTATATAAATGTTTTACTATATCAATGAATGGTTAAAATGGTTCAGTAGTTATGAGAATGGAATTAAAAAAGATGAAGAACCTATACCTGAAATACCGTTTGAAGAACCGCTCCCAACACAAAGAATCGAAGAAACAACACAAGAACCAACACCTGAAATCATACCTTTTGAAGAACCACTACCTACAAAACGATTATATAAAACAGGTTGGAAATACAAATAAAATATAATGTTTAAAATATTATATCTAATATATTATATAATATAATGAGTAAAAACCAGAAAGCAGAATTAGTTGATTGGTATAAGAAAATACCTACTAAATATTTAACTAAAACTCACAACCCACATTTCAATATACACGGATTGAAATTACCATTTAGAATGCTTATTATAGGTGGTTCTGGTTCAGGAAAAACACAAACACTGATGAATATTATACACAATATGAACGATACTTTTAATGATATATATGTAATAACAAAGAATAAACAAGAACCGATTTACGAATATTTAGAAGATAAGTTAGGTTCAAAAGGTGTTTCAGTTGTGGAAGGAATCGAAAATGCTCCTGATTTAGATAAGGATATAAATAAGAAAGACCAAACTTTAATTGTTATGGATGATTTAGTATTAGAAGCAAACCAAAGACCTCTGGAAGAATATTTTATTAGAGCAAGAAAACAGAATTGTTCCCTTATATATATTTCACAATCTTATTATGCTGTTCCAAAAATGATAAGGAAGAATTTAAACTATTTAGTTATAAAACAATTAAGTTCATTACAAGATTTATTTAGGATAATGAGAGAATACAGTTTAGGTGATAATAAAGTTCAATTAAAAAAGATATATGATAATGCTACAAGTGATAATAGACAAGATTTTCTATTAGTTGATTTAGATGCTCCACCTGAAAATAGATTTAGAAAGAATTTCAATGATATTTATGAAATTTCTTAAAAATATTATAAAATTAATTTCTAATCAATATATATAATAAAATGTTGATTAGAAATGTTAAGTCATTTGCCGATTTAGAACGAAAACGAAATCTTCAAGCACAACTTCTTCAATTACAAATTGATAATGAAAGTGTTTTAGAAAGTAGAGTTAAGGATTTTAAGAATCCCAATAAACCACCACCTCTTCCACCTCAATATAAAACTAATGCTGAAATTCAACAAGATACTCAATTACAACAAAAAGAAGTTATAAACAATTTAACATCAATATCAGGTGTTAATAATTTTGATGCTCTTTCAGTAAGTCAGCAATTAGCACAACTACCTGATGGAGTAGGTAATTATTTGAAATTCAATAAATTCTTCCCTGTAATTAGAAAGAGAATAGAAGATATTAATAAAAGTGCTTATTCACCTTCCGCATTTATGAAAATTATTGAAGAAACATTCGAACAAATCGATGAAGGTTTATATTTAAATATTGGTGGTTCTACTGCTACAATGGTATTTAATCAAGCAATCGGTTCAGGTTCAGTAATACCATCAGGACAAGATGTTATACCACTATTAGCACAATTAGCACAACTTAAACCACAATATAATTTATCACAAACATATCAAGCATATCAAGGACAAGTATCTCAATATCAACAGGATATGTTGGCATATCAAGCACAAATAGCACAACAAGCACAACAAGCAGGAGGAGGACAAGCAATACAAGCACCTATACCTCCTCTACCATTTAGTCAATCAATACCAGCACAAGTAGTCGGTCAAGATGGAAGTTTATACGGTCAATTAGTTTCAAGATTATTTGCTATTAGTGTTGTTAATAACTCTCCTTTCTCGAATGACCCAGATTTTTCAGCACTATTTGATATTGTTAAACAACTTTGTAATAATTCACCAAGTAGAGATGATTTAACTAACATTGATGTTATACAACAAATGGAAAGAATGAAATTACAAAAACAAATAAATAAACTAATAAAAGAAGGATTACCTGATGATAAAAAAATTGTGAGTATTATTAATGATTTAGACCCTGTTGTATTTATTTCCGCTGTTGAAGAACTAAATAATGGTGGTGTTTTTACTATTCCACAAACTTTTTCACAAGCATATTTTGCTCTTACTAACGCAATTAAATCAATGAAATCTACAACACTCGCTAATTTAAAAAAATTCAAAGATGATTTAAGAACAGAATTAGCAAAATTAAATATAGGTGGTTTAGCAGGTCAATTATCAGCAACTCAACAAGCAACAATAGCATCAGCACAAGCAGTTGTAGCACAGAAAGGAGCAAAACAACAAGCAAGAATCGATGATAAACAAATAACACTGGATGCTATTAATGATTTTAGAGCATTACCAGACGACCCACAAACAACAGCAATATATGAAGAGCGTGTTTTAGCATTAGGACTACTAAAAAGAGGTTCTCCTTTTTGGGGTAGTAGTGCCAGAGGAAAAACGAAAGACCTTTTTGATTTTAAAGTAGATAAACAAGGTAATCGTGAGGCAGGAGTTGGTTATATAAACGCATCAGCAACAGGAGCGAATTATAGAATAATAGATGATGCTGAAATTGCGACTATTCCAGTAGGACAAGGAGAACCACAAATAACAAGACAAACACTTCAAAATTATATGGATGGTTTTATTAATTTAAAATATGTTAAAACAGGAGCAAAAGGTGGAGCATCACCATCAGGAGCACAGAGTAGATATACTAACGCTCAACTTCTACAAATGTTAGAACCTAATTTGGTTAGTATAGAACAAAGAATAGCAAATGAAAAGAAATTCATACCTTTAAGAGATGCCACACAAAGGGTTGTTGCTTCACAAGGTTTTGGTGTTAGAAAAGGTGGAATGGTGATGTGTCCTGCTGTTTATGACCCAGTAATGGGTAAAGACGGTAAAATGTATAGTAATAAATGTCAAGCATCTACATCAGGAGCAGGAATGCCTAAACCAGACACAATACATATAGATATTAATAGTCATAATGGTGAAAATTATAAAATGAGTGGAGACGGTTTTATTAGTAGAAAGATAAAGATAGGTAAAGGTATTGAAGTTCAAGAACAACCAAGATATAAGACATTTGGAAAATATATCGTTCATATACCTCATCTTGAAAATGATAATGTATTAAATTTTAAGTTTCCATCTATGGGTTCTATACCTACACTAAAACCTGTTAATGTTGATGATAATTTTAAAGAATTCATTATAGATATATTAAATACAGGAAAGGTTAGTCAAAGACATTATGACTCTCTAACAGAACCTGAAAAAGCACACTTTAACAAGATTATTAAAGGAGCAGGTCTTACAAATTCATTACAATTTAAAACAGATAGTAAAATAGATGAGAAGAAAGATATTAAACGACTCGATGTATTACTTGGAGAGATAAACGCTGGTAATGATAATGATAAATTAAGAAAAGAATGTAAAGAACTCATAAAGAAGTGTGTGAATAACGGTTCTATTCCAAAACATAAAGGAATGGATTTTTTATTACAAATTGAATAATTTAGTATAAATTTATTTTATATCTTTAATATATATAATAAATGGTTAGAACACTTGTTTTAAATTCTTCAAATATCGTGCCGAACACAGACAACAGCGTATTAAGGTATAACTTTCCACAAGGAGGAATCTTTCTACAAGATGAGTATATAGGAGTTCAACAAATTTCTCTTTACAATAGTGTATTCAATATATCTGCTACATTAAACAATAATGTTTTTAGTTATACTTGGGTGGATGGGACGGTAAATCAGGTTGTTATGCCGAGTGATGGGATACATTTAAGTTTATCACAAATAAATGCTTATCTTCAAAGTGTTATGGTTGCTAATCAACACTACTTAATTAACTCATCAAATCAGTTTGTGTATCTTCTCGAAATTGTAGTTAATCAATCAAGATATGCTTATCAAATTAATGCTTTTTCGGTAAGTGTTTCTATTGCTTCTACTAATAATTGGACTCAACCTCTTCCTACTCCATCTTGGTCGTTGCCTAATTCTTCAATAATGCCTATGATTAATATTCCTAATACAGATTTTCAAACTATAACAGGTTTTGATGCTGGTTCATACCCTAATACGGTTATAACAGGGACACAACCTAATCAAGCACAAACACCAATTCAAACATCACCTTATTCAGCATTATCACAAAATCCTCCACAAATCGAACCACAATCAACATATTTAGGATTATGTAGTTTAGTGAATAATAAATTGGTTATACCGAATCAAACAATTGTGGCAATTACACCTATTAATATTGATTTTGGTGGTTTATTCACAATTCAATATTCCGCTCCTGCTTTTAATAAAGTTGAAAATGGTAATTATACAGGATTTACTTTTAGTTTTGTAGATGGTTTAGGAGAAAGAATTGCTTTTCAAGACCCCAATATACTTATCATATTAATTATGAAAAATAAAAATGATTCAATTTAAAATATTAAGGAAAAATAATATATAATATATTTATATACAATGCTACAATACGCAAGACGCAAAACAGGTGGTGGATTTAATTTAGTAAGGAACGCTCACGGTTCTGTAAATCGATTAATGAGACAAAAAACTGCTGGATATGGTATGGGGAGAGAAGTTTTAGATAATATGGGGAATGGAAAACAAAAAACTCCTATGGAACATTTAAATCAAAAAATGACATATTTGAATGTAAAGAATACAAAACCTAAAAAATATATTTCATTGAATTTATAAAGATTTAGTTTAAAATTTTATTTATTTAGTTTAAAATTATTTTATTTAGTTTAAAATTATTTATTAAGTATAAGAATATTTAATAAATTTTTGTTTAAAATTTTTTTTCTATTTATATTATATAACAATAATGGCGGACAATCTCGTTTTTGAAGAAAGTTTGAATACCGAAGTGGATACAAGTGAATTCATTTCAAAGCGTTGGGTGTATGTTAATGACAACAACAATGGAAATTATACCTCACAGGTTGTAATCGATTCGACACCCCTCTCCAACTCTGGGTCGTGGATAAATTGGCAGGAAGCGTTCATAGTTATGCCTCTTGTAGTTCAACTAACTAACGCAACCGAACCATCACGACTTCCAGATAGTAGTGCTATAAGTAATTATTCTTGGGCGTTTAAGAACGGTTTTTGGCAGATGCTTAACTCTATGACTGTTGAATTTAATAATCAAAATATTATTCAACAAACCCCCTTCCTCAATGTATTTAGGAGTTTTAAGTGTATGACATCTTGGAGTAAAGACGACCTTGAAAATCACGGTGCTTCATCTGGTGTCTTTCCTGATTCTGCGAACTCTTGGACTTATTCTAATGTTGCTGGTGTTGCTACTACTGCTACTACTTTTACAGCAAACGGACAGAATCAAGGTGTATGTAATAATAGAGACGCTGTTCCTAATAATAATGTAAGGCAACCAAATGCTCCTGCTCTTAATACAACTGCTTTTAGTGCTACTGATGTGGCAGGAACTCCAACTGTTTCGGCAACAGGTGTTATTTATGCTGGTGCTGGTGCTCCAAATGCTTTCGTAGGTCTATCAACCGAGCAATATAACGAGGGTTTAAGAAACAGACAGGCATATACTGCTTATGACCCAATTGATGGTGCTGATGACTCACTCGGTCAAAGTTTGTTAAATGATTTAACTGCTTGTAATGCTGTATATCGTTCTTCAAAAGTTCAATCATCAGCAACAGGAGGACACGCTTGGAATGTTTATGCTAAACTTCGTCTTAAAGATTTAGGGGACTTCTTCGAAAAATGTCCTCTTCTTAAAGGTTCTACTATGCGTTTTTACATTAACACCAATCAAACTATGGTGAATTTTAGCGTATTACGACCTGTTATTGATGGAACTGGTGCTATTACCAACAACGCTGTATTAAATGTTTCATCTGTGAATACTGTCGGTGGTCTAACAAATCCTTTAATGATTGCTTCTGCTGATTTAGGACAAGGTTCTTCTCCTCTTTATGTTTGTTCTAATGCTGGTGTTGCTGATAATTTACAGTTAAGTGTTTCCATCTTTAAGAACAACTTTAATCAAACTAATGCTGGTTCAACACGCCCTCAAACTGCTTTGAACTCTTGTCGTTTATACGCCCCAATCTATGTAATGAATCCAATTGCTGAATCGAAATATCTTTCACTTGCTCCTACAAAGAGAATTAAGTATAACGACATCTTCCAGTATCAGTTTAACAGTGTAGGTCGTGGTTCAAACTTTAACTTTTTAGTTTCTAACGGTATAAACAACATTCAAAGTGTTCTTGTCATTCCTTATATATCAAAAGACCAAACTCAATATTCCGTTGGTGGTGTGTCTTATCCTGCTATATCTTATAACACTTCAAGTTTTCAAACTCCTGTGTCTTCTGCTCCTGCTACACCTGACCCTATTATGATTACCAACTTTAATATTATGATTAGTGGTGTAAATCTCTTCTTGAATAACGAAAATTATGACTACGAAGCATTTTTAACTCAACTCGCTCAATCTAATCAAATTAATGGAGGTTTAACTACTGGTTTATCTTCTGGTCTTATTAGTGAGGCAATGTTTTCAAAACTTTACAGATATTACTATGGCAATTGTTCTCGTATCCTTCCAAGTGAAGAAGGTGTATCTCGGTCAGTTCAAATCATAGGTCAAAATATGTCTCAATCTATTATAGACCTAATGGTTTTCGTTGAATTCCAGCGTGAAATTGTAATTGATGTTGCTACTGGGGCAAGAATTGAATAAAATAGTATAAGAAGTATTTTAAAACATATATTTAGAACAAATTAATTTAGAAACTGTATTTTTAAATTAATTTATTTATTTTCTAATTCTATTATATAATAATGTTTATTCCACATCAGTTAGGTTTATCTGTTAGACAACCAGTTGCTCTTTTAAAGGGTGGTGCTGTTCTAATTCCTCACGGTTCTATGGGTGTAGAAGCAGGAGAGCATATATTAATGCTTCAACCTCAAAATGCTCGTAAGTTGCTTACTGCTTATAAAAAAGGTAAAGGTATTAAAATCAAACTAACACCAGAAGAGATTAGGGAAACAATTAAATCAGGTAGGGGTTTTATGGATTCTGCTAAAAAGTTATTCAATAAAGGTAAAGAATTTGTTAAGGGTGCTTTGGATAATCCTTTGTTAAGGGAAGGTGCTAAACAAGGTTTAAAGAAAGGAACAGAAGCATTAGGAACTGCTATTGGTGCTTATTTTGGAAATCCAGAGGTGGGGAAACAAATTGGTTCATTTGTTGGTGAAGCAGGAGGACGAGCAATTGATAAGAAAGATATTAATGTTGCTAAATATGAACTGGCAAATAAGGCAAAAGAAGTTGGATTAGATTACGCAAAGAAAGAAGGTCGAAAACAACTTAAACACAGAGTTGGTGATGATGCTTACAGAGGTTTAGCCCATCACGCTCTTAATGTTGGAGCAGACAAAATTGGTGCTACTACTGGCGAACAAGACCTTAAACGATTAGGTTTTGGAGCAAAAAGACCTAAACTTGTAAAAGGTTCGGCAGAAGCAAAAGCATATATGGCATCTATTAGGGCGAAGAAAGGTTCAGGAATTGGAAGTGATATTTTAGGTGGTCTTAAAAAGGTCGGTAGATACGCAATACCTGCTACAACTGGAACGCTTGGTGGTCTTGCTGGTGGTCTTGCTACTGGTGGCAACCCTGTCGGTGCTATTGTAGGTTCTGCTGGTGGTTCTTATGGAGGTCAAAAACTTGTTGATTTACTCGGTATTCAAGGAGCAGGAATGAAAAGACGAGGTCGTCCTCGTAAAGTTGTAGGTTTAGGTGCTACATCTTCTCAACCATTTAAACAAGCATTACGATTAAATTATGGTGGTCTTCAACTTCATAATGATGTTTTAGATAATGCTCCACTATCATCTTTTAATCAAGTTAATCCAAAGGTTCGTCCTTCTTCTACTGAAATGACACTATCACCTTACGCAAGAATGGATAGTCCAGCAATGAACCCTTTTATTCCTGCTTATTACACTCAACAGGGTGGAACTTCTTGTGGTTATGGAGGTAGGGGTTTATACACTTCTTCTGGTAAAGGATTATATTAAGGATTATATTAAGGAAAATTATTTTCTTACATTATATTATATATGCCAGTTAAGATTCCAAAACCTCCAATTAAAACAATTTTAACAAAGTTGTGTCCTAATCCAAGCATTAGTTTCACACTTCCACCAAAGATTACATTTTCTTGTCGTTAATTATATAATAGGCGGATTATCTAATAGGTTTTAGGGTTTAAACGCACCACATTCCTTGTCATAGATTTCGTAAGTCCTGTTTCTTCTTTGTTAAGAAATTTTAAAACGCCTATTTAGGTATTTTAAAATTTAAAAATATATAGATTATTTATTTTCGTTTAATTTAGGAAAAAATAATATCTAAATACTTATATATATAGTATGGATAAGAATTCATTAAAAAAAGATTTGAAGTTTGGTAGAGAAAAGGAAGATGAGAACTTGACTTTGATAAGGTCTGCTATTGATGAAAATTTACAAAGAAGTGTAAGCAATTTCTATGTAATCGATTTTTCTTCAAAAGATTGTTATATTGAATTAAAGAGTAGGAGATGTGAGAAAGATAAATACCCTGACACTATGATAGGTATAAACAAGATTAATTTTGCTAAAAAAAGTGATAAACCCACATACTTTTGTTTTTCATTTACTGATGGTTTATATTGTTGGAAGTATGATGAAGATGAGGCGGAAGATGCTATTACTTATAGAGATGGTGGTAGATTAGATAGGGGAAAAGATGAAACAAAACCTTATGCTTATATCAAGTGTGAGTATTTAAAAAAATTATAAAATTTCTATTTGTATTATATATATAAATAGAAATGTTGTCAAATTTCGCTTTGGAAAGAATTGCTAAAAAATTAGAACTACCTATTGTTGGAGTGTTTAGTAAAGATGAATTAAAAGAACGACCACGAATACTTGGAAGTTATTATATTAACTTGATGGATAGTGATAAAACTGATGGTGAAGGTAATAATGGTTCTCATTGGGTTTTTGCTAAAATATATAGTGATAATGATAGAGATAGTGAAGATAGTGATAGTGGTGAAGATGTTAAGGATTGTAAAGCATTATATTTTGACCCATATGGTTGTGGTATGCCGAAAGATGTATCGAATTTTCTTAAACCGTTTAGTCCTGTATATTGTAATAATAGACAAATACAGAATATTAATACAAGTCAATGTGGTTGGTATTGTGTGTTGTGTGATTATATGTTAGAGCATAAACAAGATGGTAAAACATATTTAAAAGATTTTGAGAAATTTTTGAATCTATGGTATGATGAACCTGAAAAGAATTTAACAGTATTGAAAAGATTATTCAAACCTGTTTAGTGTGATGCTACAACAGAAGCAGGAGCATTATTATTATCTTTATAAGCAAATATATATTTAATATGTGGTGTTATATCTTTTGTCCTTATTGTTTTATATCCTTCTTTCCTTAAAGTTGATGATTTGTGTTGTCTAAATCTCCAATAGTGTTGTGTAGCATCTATTTTTTTAACTTCAAAACCATTTTTTACTAACCATCTAACAGCATCTTCCAAGTTAAAACCTTGTCTTTGAAAAAGAACCGATTGTAATTTATACATTATATAATATATTTAGATAAAAAAATATATAGATTAATTTAAATTGATTTTTATTTAAAGACAAAATTATTATCTATATTATAATATATAGAATGGAAAATCAGTATTGTGATATTAAGGGGAATCTTATTCCTATGGAACATAAAGAAGTTGTTTGTATTCAACAGATTGTTAATGATGTCGATATTTGTATTAATGGTAAATTAGAAGAAATTACTTTTAGTTTAGGAGAAGTTGTTGAAGGCGGAAGTGATGGAAGTGTTAAGGCGAGGGATGAAGAGAAAAAGAAATGTAGATACACCCCAGCACATTTAAAAGCACAGAATAAGTATAGGGAAAAGAATAGGGAAAAATATAATGAATCTCAACGACTCCTCTATGAGAAGAAGATTAAGGAAGAAGAATGGCAGAAGCATTATTTAGAAAGAAGTAGAATAAATAATAAGAAACATAGGGAAAAGAAAAAAGAAGCATTAATTGAAAGTGGTGAATATGTAGAGAAGAAAAGAGGTCGTCCAAGAGTTATTAAGGAAGAGGTTGTTTTAGAAACCAAAGATATTAAGGATGATTAAGTATTTAGGAGAATATATTTTTTAAAGTTTGTAATTTTAAAAAACATATAGATTATTTAAATTTAATAAAATATATAGAATTAATTAAAATTAATTTTGGTTTAAAGACAAAATTATTATATATACTATATATATATACAAAATGCCGAGATTGTCAAATTTACAGATTTTGAAGAATACCGCAAGGAGAGTTTTAAACGAGGTGAGGAATAAACTAAATCCAAGAACCTTTAATGCTTATTTAAATAGGATTTTTGATACAGATAGGAAAGATGTAGCAAAGAAAATTGCTGATGATTTAAGAAAGGTTAAACAACAAACTGCTACTAATATCACTCTACCAATGGTTAAGCAGATTAAGAAACAAAATGAAGCACTGAAAACTTCATTATTGAAAGCATTAAAGTCAAAAAATCCTGACCTTATATCGACTGGTGTTATTCAACAGTTTGGAAAGTTTGAGAAGAGGAGGTTTAATTATGATGGTATAGAAAGTTATAAAGATTTATATTATGCTATAATTAGTGCTATGAAAATTATGCCTTCAAGTAAATATGTGATTTTACATATTGTTCCACAAGGACGAGATTATGGTAATAAAGTTAGAAGTATTAGTATCCAGATTGATTTTTTAAGCAGTTATTCGAAATTTAAAAACGCTCTTGATGATATTATTAAAGGATTACGAGTAATTTATAGTAGTGATGCTATTGCTGAAACTGATGAGGTTTTATTAACAAGATTTGATTTATCACGATTTATGATAGGAGAGGGTGAGGGTTCGAGTGATAAAATGCTTTTCAAGGTTGAAGGTGTGGAACAAACTATTAAAAATAGAAATGGTAAGAATGTTAAGATGGGGGATTGTGGAAAACTGTGTTTATCGAAGATTATTAAAGATGAAAAAATATTAGAAGATTTAGATAAACGATTAATTTGTGAATTTAACACTATTGAAGGTTTGAAACAATATATTGAGAAATGGTTTTTGAGTGTTAATATAATATCTAATTCTTTTTTACTTAAAAAAGGTAGGAGGGTGGATATGATTGTTGAAGCAGGAGAGAAGAAGGAATTTTTAATTGGTGATAAAGAGAAAAAAAAACAAAGACCATATACTTGTTCTACTATGAAACTTGAAACTGATATTGAAGTTGTATATTTTAATAAAGTTGAAAATGCTATTGCTACTATCGTTTATGATGAATTCAATAAACATTTTGATATTATTAAAGATAATAAAATTCAACTTGACGATGAGGTTTATATTTCACTTGGTGGAGATGTTATTAAGAATAAACAAATAATTTTTTCACCTTCTCAATTGAATGTTAATAATGGAACTCGCAAGAAACAAAATATTAAAGAAAAATTTGTATTTTTTGATTATGAAACTGTTATTGATTTTACTAATAATAGTTGTATGAAAGAATATAGTTTATCTATTTTGATATTGGATAATTTACAATTAGAAAATCTTTGTATTGCTGACAAACAAAATAATATTGATGAAGTTAGTAAAATTAGGAAAGAGTGTTGTATAACTTTTCTTGGTTTTGATTGTTCTAATAAGTTTATTAAATGGATTAAAGAAAATGAAAACGATACTGTTTTTAATTTCATTGGTTTTAATAACACTAACTTTGATAATTTTATTTTTCTTGATGCGTTGTTAAGATATAATGATGGTAAGAGTGATGTATCTGTTAATGAAATTTTTTACAATGGAAGTCAATTATTAAATTTCAAAATTAATGGTCGTCATTCAACCTTCGATATTCATAAACATCTTATGGGTTCATTAAGTAATAATTGTAAGAGTTTCAAGATTAACTGTTGTTCTAAAAAATCTTTCAATCACGAGAAAGCACAACAACTTCACGAAGATAATGAGTTAATTAAATTTATTACTGACAATGATGAATTGAAAGAATATAATGAGTTTGATGTTCTTGCTACTGCTGTTTTGTTTTGTAAATACAGACAAGCATTAAGGGATATTCAAGCAACTAATAAATATGCTGATGAATTACATAATGTTAAAACTATTGGTTCTCTTATTTATAAAGTGTTTGAAGCATCAAAGGTTGTTAAGGAGTATGATTTACCTAAAATGGATTATAAACAATACAGCGACCTACAAAGATGTAAAATTGCTGGTAGGGTGGAATTATTCAATGGGGTTCAAAAGGTTGATGAGCGTTTAGTATCTACCGATGTTTGTTCTTTGTATCCTTATGTTATGAGTGTAGCACCTGTATATTATCCTTGTGGGAAATTGATTAATACTGATTCTTATATGGGTGATGATGTTTTAGGATTTTATTATTGTGATATAGACCAGAGTAATCTTAAAGCACTCAACCTTCCTAAAATTTACGCAAGAAAAACTGAAATTGAAAATGATTGGAATTATGACGGTGTTTTGGAGAATTATTTAGTAAGTAATGTAATCATTGGTTTGTTGAAGAAATTTAATTGTGGTGTTGTAATCAAAAATGGTTTTTACTTTACTGAAAAGAAGAAGAGTTGTGATATGTTTGACTTCTTACTCGACTTTATGAAAGCAAAGAACGAGCAAGATACTTTAAGTAAGAAGAAAGATGATTCTTATAATCCTGCTCTTCGTGAAACTCTTAAACTTCTTATGAATTCTTTATCAGGTAAAGTTATTGAAGGATTACATACTGAAAAAACTGTTGATGTGAATTCAGTTGCTGAATATGAGAAGATTAAACAAAAGGCAACTTCTATTAACTTCATTAATGCTATTGGAAATAAATTGTTTATGACTTATGAGGTTGATGCGGAAAAAGTATGTAAGAAATCTCAAAGACCTATTTATCTTGGTGTGTATATTTATGACTATGCTAAACGATATATGTATGAAAATTCTTACAGCAAAGTTGGTCTTAATCAATTGTTATATACCGATACTGATGCTTCTAAATTTAGATATTCAAAATTTTTGGAATGGAAGAATTGGATTGATACTGAAAATATACAAGTTCCTCATTGGGGAGAAGTTGAATTGGTTGATGAACGATACAAGAACCATAAGATATATGATGAGAACTCGAAAGTATTTGGTTCTTTTGAAGATGAATTGTCAGGTATGATAGGAGATAAATATGTGTTCTATTGTGTTGAGAAAAAATCTTGGTGTTATTCAGTTGATGGGAAAGCAAAATTTCGTTTCAAGGGTTTGAACGGTTCTGCTCTGCTACTTACTTTGGGGGAAGCATTCGTAGCAGAAAGAACTATCAAACACAAGAATGGAGATATTGAGAAGAAGTTTGAAATCTCAAATGGGAAAGAAAAAGATGTTTATAACTTTGCTATTAACAATAAGCATTTAGCAATCGAGAATGGTAATGAAGAGAAATTCTTTCAACAAATATTTGACACCAGAGAAGCATATGTGTTATGCTCTTCATTTAGAAAGATAGTTAAGAACAATATGCGTAATGTAGAAATGAGTGATACTGGAAAGTATAATCAATATATGAATAGGATTCAAGTTAATTATATGATGAAACATATTTCATTGAAAAAATAATATATAACATTATTATATAAAGATGAAAATAGTTTATCTAATTCCGTTGTTTCTCGCCTTCTGTGTTGCCACACCTATTTTTGGTGAGGAAGAAGATATTATCAGTCGTAGTGGGGGTTTGACTGATAATCTTAATAACCCACCCTCCAAAACCCTCTATCAAACAAATAATGATTTGAAACAAGACCCACATAAAACTCTTCATAATATGATGAATAAAAAAAATTATGTTGATGCTCTAAAAAATGAAATAGAAAAATCACATAAGAACTTTATGAAAGTTTATAATGAAGAGTTGAAAAAATTAAGAGATTTGACAAAAACAAAAGATATGAAAGAATTTGATTATAGTAAAGCGAGAAGTGTTGTAGAAAGTAAATATAAAGATTTTCAAAAAGCAATCGACGATATTAGGAAACAGAATTCTACACTATCAAGATTAAAAGATGATGATGACTATGAAGAGGAAAAACATTTAGTATCTCATTTTAATGAATATGTTAAAGTGTATAAATCTCTCTTAATTAAAAATCGATATATAAAACATAATTGTATTTGTAATAATACTGTAATTTAATATCTAATATAATTATATAAATGACGGATTTATTAGCAAGAGCAAGAGAGTTGGAAATCCAAGCAAAGAATGATGAATATTTATTAGGTAAAAATAAAAGGAAGAGTAGAGGAGAGAATCTAATAAATAAAGGGAAACAAATGGAGAAGATGAATGAAGAGCAGAAAAAAAGATTTTTATTTGTTTTAGACAAAGAAAGACAAATCTTGGAAAATAGAGCAAAAGAAAATAGACATCTTTTAGAAAAGAGTATGGAAGATGGAGTTGAATTTATGAAACTTGGAAAAAAGAAAAAACACAAACCTGTTGAAGTTATTGATATTGATAAAATACAATATGATGGAGATATTCCATTAACTGATAAAATAATTCATTATAGTGAAAAATATAGAATTCCTTATATTCGTTCTGGAATTAGAAAAACACTTAAAGAATTAGAAATCGAAATCCAAAATTTTGAAAAAAAGTTTTTAAAACAAATTTTGAATAATGGAAAAGATAAAAAATATCAAGAATATGGACTTTTTATTAAAAGTGTTTAGTATATGTTTAAAAATAACCTGATATTTAGGATATTT